ATTTGACTCGCACGCCGACGAGTTCGCCCAACTATGTCACCCCCCGGCACTGGTAGGGGCATGACCACACCGGGACCGAAACCGACCCCTACCCACCTGCGTGTCGTCCGTGGCACGCGCCCGGACCGGGTAAACCTGCAAGAACCGAAACCCAAGAAGGCGAAACCGAAGTGCCCATCGTATCTATGCGAGGACGGCAAACGCATCTGGCGGCGCACCACAAAACAACTCGACCTCATGGGATTGCTATACGAAGCCGACCAGGACATCATCGCCGCCTACGCCAACGCGGTACTAAACTATGAACGTGCAACCAAGATCGTCGACGACCTGGGCGTGCTGGTGGAAGGCCGGCGCGACGGCCTCGTATCAAACCCGGCCGTACGTGTGCAACGCGACAGCGCGCAACTCATTCGGCAACTGGCAAGCGAACTCGGACTCACGCCGTCGTCGCGGTCTCGACTGACGGTACAAGAGGACGACGGTGACGACTTCTTGGACTAAACCAACGTACAGCACCGCCGGTCTGCACGTACCGGATGGCGCGTACTATGACGAAGCGGCAGCCGATAGGGCGGTGTCGTTCTTCTCCTTGCTCAACCTCGTCGAAGGCAAGGGAGCCGGGGAACGTTGGGAGCTAATGCCGTGGATGGAGTACGAGATCATTCGCCCCCTGTTCGGATACAAGCGCGCCGATGGCACCAGGCTATACCGAACCGTATGGGTGGAGGTTCCACGTAAGAACGCAAAGACGACCCTTGCCGCCGGCATCGCGCTCTACGGTCTCGTTGCCGACGGTGAACCGGCCGCCCAGGTAATCATGGGCGCGCGCGACCGGATGCAGGCGCGCGTCTGTTTCGAGCTTGCGCGCAAAATGGTGGACGCATCGCCGAGCCTGCGTAAACGTTGCCGGGCGGTGCGGTCATACATCGAACATCCGAAGTCCGGCTCGGTGTTGCGCGCGGTGAGCGCGGAAGCCGCCGGGCAACATGGACTCAACGCCCACGTAGCGGTGATCGACGAAGTGCACGTGCACCCCGACCGGGAACTATGGGACGTGCTCGCCACCTCGGTCGGCGCACGTGCGCAACCGATAGTGTTCGGCATCACCACCGCCGGAGTGTACGACCCGTTCTCTATCGCCTGGGAACAACACGACTACACGTTGCGCGTCGCCGCCGGGGACGTAGTCGACCATTCGTTCCTGGGTGTGATCTACGGCGCGGACAAGGACGCGGATTGGAAAGACCCGAACGTATGGAGAGCCGCCAACCCATCGCTCGGCACCACCATCACCGAGGACTATCTCGCCGAGGAAGTGGTGCGCGCCTCCGTTTCACCGGCGCGCCAGACAACGTTTCGCCAGCTGCATCTCGGGGTGTGGACCAGCGAAGTGCAACGATGGATAGACCCGGACGCCTGGCGCGCATGCGGCGAGCCGCACCGGGAGAGAAACAAAGAAGGCCCGGTGTTCGCCGGTCTCGACCTATCAAGCACCACCGACATCTCCGCCCTGGTACTGTTGCACCCGTACCCGGACGGGACGTACGACATCGAGCCGTACTTCTGGATGCCCGAGGACGGGATTGCGGAGCGGGAACGGCGCGACCGGTTGCCATACCGCGAATGGGCGGCAGCTGGGTACATGACGTTGACACCTGGCAACCTAATCGATTACGCGTTCATCGAGGCGCGCATCATAGAACTCAAAGACCGCTACCCCCGCATGTCGGTAGCGTACGACCCGTGGAACGCCACGTCGCTCATCACCAGGCTACTCGAACAAGGTGTTCCGTGTCTACCAACCCGCCAAGGGTATGCGACCATGTCATCGCCAACCAAAGAACTCGAACGCCTGGTCCTTGCCAAAGGACTGCGACACAACCAGCACCCGGTGCTGGAAACCCACGTCACCGCGGCACTGTGTCAAAGCGACCCGGCAGGAAACGTCAAACCGAGTAAGAGTGCCAGCAACGCACGCATCGACGGATGCGTGGCTACAATCATGGCACTCAACTCGGCTACACTATCTGGATCGCTGGACACATACCGTAGCGTATACGAGGAGCGAGGAATCCAAACAGTATGACCATCAACCCATCAAGCAGCAGCGTATCAGTCGACGACGAGGCCACCTTAATCATCGACGACGAGAGCACACCGAAAGGCGCGAAAGAAGACGGACGCATAACGTACCATCTCTACAACGCCGGCCCTGACGACGTATTCCTCGGAGACGACGGCGTGACCGTAGAAGACGGCGCACCGCTCCCGGTCGACGCGGCGTTCACCGTCTCTATTCGCCACCAGGGAAAACTCTACGCCATCTGTGACACCGGCGGCGCGGCAGACGTTCGGGTAATGGTGATCCCGTGAGCACCGACGCACTCTTCACACCCGCCCCGTACGATCCAGGTATCCCGGACCTGTTCCCGGAAACCAACGCATTGCAAGGACCGGTCGACGACAAATACTACACACAATACGGCGGCTCTCTCGCGGGTGCAAGCACCGGTCATCAAAAAGGCGGCGTCACTCGTATACGTTTCTCCGAGCCTTGCACGATTACCCACATTGGCGTGTTTCTCATGTCAACGCATGGCGGTGGATCGCATGATTACCGTCTCGGCATTTACGAGAACAACATGGGCGAACCCGGCGACCTTGCCGTTGACGCTGGCACTCTAAACATCCCAAACAACGCAACCGCGGGAATGAAGGAAATAACACTTGCAACCCCATACGAGGTATCCGCATACCAGACCGTGTGGCTTGCCTCAAAGTGTGACAATACGGCCAACTTCCCGTTCTTGGCCCTGCACGCCAACGGAAGACTAAAACCATACACCGACTACGGCATGGTTTCGACCAGCTATTACACCATGACTCCTATGTCGTTCGCCCTAATCGGAAGCGGCTCGACCGCGCTCCCTGACCCATTCACAATCGGCACTCCCGAGGTGCACGGACATACACCGGCGGTATTCGTCAAAGTATCAGTGGGGTCGTAATGCTGGGGTACAGACCTCTCGCATTGCGCCGACGCGTACTGGTCAACCTTGACACCGGCCGCGCGTTTCGTGGTGTGTTGATAAAAAGCGACCGCACGTTGCTACAACTTGCGAACGCAGAACTAATCGAACCAGGCAGCGACCCAGTCGCCGTCTCGGGGACGGTGATTGTAGAACGGGCACGGGTAGAGTTCGTACAGGTGGTAAACTAAAATGGCAGTCGTACAAACAGACGCAGGGTTAGTATCGGTAAAAGCTACGGGCACGTTGCTCACCGGGCTCGTGTATGATTCAATCGGACTCTATGACGGGACCGCTGCCGCTTATGAAACCATCTACCGAACCCAACCCGAGTTGCGTAGCGCGGTCGACTTCTTGGCGCGCAACGTTGCCCAGATACCGCTGCATGCATACGAACGAATCTCGGACGACGAGCGCGCACGCATCTCAACCGGTCCGCTTGCGTTGACACTCGACCAGCCAGACATCAACAGCACCAGATCAAAATGGCTCGATGCACTCGTACACGACTTGGCAATCTACGACGCCGCCTACTTCGTCAAGGTGCGCGGCGAGGCCGGGCGTGTTGCCCTGGTACGTATCCCGCCGTCAATCGTCGAACTCGTTGGCGACAACTGGCTACGTCCAGAAGCGTACCGCGTGCACGGCTCGGCCGGCATCGTCGAATACCCAGCCGAAGCGATAATCGACATACACGGGTATCACCCGACCGATCCACGTAAAGGCCTCTCGCCGATTGAGACGCTACGTAGACTACTCGCCGAACAAGCGGCGGCAGGCAACTACCGGGAGAAATACTGGGCCAATAGCGCGCGCATGGGCGGCATCATCGAACGCCCCCAGGGTGCGCCCGCATGGAGCGAGGCAGCACGCAACCGATTCCGCGCCGATTTTGAAGCCGCATACACCGGGGCAGCTGCAAGCGGGAAAACCCTGGTGCTCGAAGAGGGCATGACGTACAAGGGCGTGAGTTTCAGTGCACGCGACTCGCAGTACTTGGAGTCGTTTCAACTATCTCGCGAAGTCGTAGCAGCCGCATACGGAATACCGAACGGGTTGCTCGGGCTTGGCTCGAACACGTACGCATCACTATCCGAACAGCATCGCCAACTATACTCCGACTGCCTGGCTCCCTGGCTGGTGCGCATCGAACAAGAACTCGAACTACAACTACTCCCCGAGTTTGACACACCGGAGAGCACGTACTTGGAGTTCAACATCGCCGCCAAACTTGCCGGCTCGTTCACCGAACAAGCGGCCGTATTGCAAGCGTCGGTCGGCGCGCCATACTTGACTCGCAACGAAGCGCGCGCCCGGCTCAACTTGCCACCGGTCGACGGTGGCGACGAGCTTGTCACCCCACTCAACGTACTCACCGGCGGTCTTGCCAATCCCCAGGACACCGTATCAACCGAACGCCAACTCGGTCTCGCATCGGAACAACCGGAAGCAAAAGCCGCGCCGGTCGACGGTAAAAAAGCCCTGCGCCGTGATCGTGTCATACGCACCCGTGAACGTTCCAAAAACCAACTACAAGAAGAAATCGTCTCGGCATTCGAACGGCAGCGACGTAGCGTCCTTGCCAAACTCGGTGCCAAATCTAAAAGCAACGTGAAGGCGCGCGCCGCCGACGTGTTCGACCGCGCCCGGTTCACCCGCGAACTTGCCAACGACATGCGCCCGGTGTTGCGACGTGCAGCCTCACAAATGGCGAGCACGATTGGCGACTGGGATCCAGAGAACGGCGCGAACTACCTCGATGCAGTATCCGACGGTTTCGCCGAATCGGTGATCGACACCGAGTTCGAGAGACTGGAAAAAGCACTCGAAGCGGACGACCCGACCACCGAGGTCGAGGACCTGTTCGACTCGTTGATAGAGAACATGGGCCCGGTGTACGCCGCGTCCTTGATTCTTGGTATCGGCGAATGGGCAAGGTCAGAAGCAGCCCAGGCGGGCGGGGTGCGCAACAAGACGTGGCTAACAACCAGCGGCAACCCGCGCAGTTCACACGCGGCCCTCAACGGTGAATCGGTAGCCATGTCCGACCGGTTCTCGAACGGTGCCCGGTTCCCAGGAGACCCAGACTTGGAGGACGTGACCGAACGCGCCAACTGCGAATGTATCGTAGACTACGAGGACTAAATGCCGTACTACGTTTCGAACGATAACCCAGACTGTTCAGGCTGGGCGGTAGAGAAAGACGACGGCGAAGTCATCGGGTGCCATCGCACACGGCAAGACGCGATAGATCAAATGATTGCCGTCTCGCTCGCCGAGGACATCGAGCCAGGCGGAGTACGTGCAGTCAAGGCCTACCCCGATCTAACGCCGCCCCAGGGCGTACGTGAAGAGGCGCGACGTGGACTCGACTGGCGACGCGAATACAACCGGGGAGGCACCGCCGTCGGTGTCGCACGTGCACGCGACTTGGCGAACGGTCGCACGTTGACCATCGAAACGGTGCGCCGCATGCTCTCCTACTTCGCGCGCCATGAAGTCGACAAGCAAGGGGAAGGATGGAGCCCTGACCAAGACGGCTATCCGTCCGCCGGGCGTATCGCCTGGGCATTATGGGGAGGCGACCCCGGTTGGTCTTGGGCTCGTCGAGTGAACGCTGCATGGGAAGCGGAAGTCGAAAGGACTACACGGAGCGGCACTGGTGAGCGCATGAACATCAAGCGTCTATCGAGCTCGGCCAAGATCGAGTTCAAGTCCGCCGAAGAGACCGGCGGCAACGGTGAGGTCACCGCCCTCGTCTCCGTCTTTGACAACGTTGACCTCGTAGGTGAGCGGGTCATGAAAGGCGCGTTCAAAAAGTCGCTCGAACAGTACGCCAAAAACGGACGCTCGATTCCGTTCGTGTGGTCGCACCAGTGGGAGAACCCGGATTACTACATCGGCGCGGTACGTGAAGCGCAGGAAACCGACGAAGGCTTGCTCGTACGTGCCGAACTGTTTGACTCGCCGACCGCGAAACACATCCGTACCCTTATGAAAGAAGGCGTGGTCACCGAGTTCTCATTCGCTTATGACATCAAGGCCGAAGGTAAAGGCAAGGACGGGGTACGCGAGTTGAAAGAACTGCACATCTTGGAAGTCGGCCCCACGTTGAAAGGCGCGAACCCGGCGACCCGCCTGGTGGGTGTACGATCCGCGCAGGCCGCCAAAGCCGAACCGGGCGAACTCGAAGAGGGCTCGTTCGTAGAATGGGCCGGCGGATACGGTCGCGTCGAATACATCATGGTCGAGGGAACGTTCGGAGTCGAAGGCGACCCAATGAGCCTGGTGGCAAGCGAGGACGACCCGCTCGCCCTGGTACGTGAATACGAAAACGAAGAGGGTGAATGGATGCCGACGGACAAGTTCTCCGGGCACCGGTTCTCCGAACTTACAGCCGTCGACGAAATCGAGGCGCAAGTTGAAGAACCCACCGAAGAGCGCACGGGTGCAAAGGCGGGACGAGTATTGTCAAGCAAGAACGAGACACGCATCAAAGACGCGGTCTCACTCTTGCAAGACGTTCTCGGCTCGCTACCCGCAGACGATGCGAGCAAGTCCGAGGAACCGTTGGTCAAGGATGAGGCAAACGTCGACAAGACGGAACACAAACCGTTAGACGCGGCAACAGCCCAACTAATCCTCGAACTCGAAACCGAGATCGAGTAGCAATACCTCAACCAACAGGAGAACAAAACCATGAAAGACCTGATCAACCAGGCAAAGGAAGTAGCTGCCGCAGCCGCCGCCGAAGGGCGCGCGTTGACGGAGCAAGAGCGCGCAACCGTCGAGCAAGCCCTCGCCGGTGCGAAGGCTCTCAAAGCAGACGCAGAACTCCGCAAGGCCGTCGATTCAATCGGCGAAGACCTTGCCGCTGCCGCCCCGAAGTCTGACGACGTGAAGGGCCGCACCGCTGGCGAGCGTCTTATCAACAGCCCAGAGTTCAAGGCCTGGCACACCGCCGCGACCCGCAACGGTTCGTTCGACGGTCGCTCGACCCCGAACTCGCCGTCAGTCCCGGTAGCGGGAATGAAGGCCACGATCACCGGCGCGTCTGACGATTACGCTGGCACCCTCATCGACGCGTTCCGCGTCCCCGGTGCGGATGCCTCGTACGCTCGTGAGAACAGCGTGCTCGCGCAGTTGTCGCAGACGAACGTAAACAGCGACGTGGTCGACCTCGCCCGCGTGCTCTACTACGGCGCAGGCCAGTCAGTCAACAACGCAGCCGGTGTGGCCGAAGGGACCGCCCCGTCCGAGTCGACGATGAAGTTCGAGAAGGTGTCGATCCCGGTGCGCGACTTCCGCGCATTCTTGCCGGTGTCGAACCGCGCGCTCGCCGATGCAGGCCAGTTGGCCGGTCTTGTCGATGCGTTCCTCCGCTCCTCCATCTTGGAGGCCGTCGAGGATGAGATCATCTCGGGAGACGGAACGGGTGAGACCCTGGAAGGTGTCCTCGAAGTGTCCGGCACGCAGTCGGTCGCGTTCGATACCGACCTCTTGACCACCATCCGCAAGGGCATCACTGCCGTACGTAAAGACGGCAACGCCCGTGGAACCCTCGCGGTTGTCATGTCGCACGACGACATGGAGCAACTGGACCTCCTCAACGACTCCGGTACGTTCTACTTCGGTGGACCAGCCGCAGCGGTGACCCCGACAGTGTGGGGCATTCAGCGCATCGCATCGGCGGCAGTGCCTGCCGGTACCGCGATTGTCGGTGAGTGGAACCAGGGTGTCCTGTTCCAGCGCGCGCCAATCTCGGTTGCGCTCTATCCGCAACACGACGACTTCGCTACGAAGGGTCTGACCGCAGTGGTCGCCTCCTGGCGCGGAACGTTCGGTCTGGTGCAGCCGGCCAAGTTCGCGATCTGCGACTTGACCTCCGGTTCCTGATAACCGATAAGCAATAGTGGTGTGAGGCCGGGGTGAAAGCCCCGGCCTCCGTCATGCTCGGGCACTGGTAGAGACATGCTGCGTATAGAAGTAAAGCCCGGTGTATTCGTGCGGATCAATGAGCGCGATGCCAAGAAGTTCGGCATCAACCCGGTACAACCGGAAGCTAACAAAAAGGTGGCACCGGCTGCCGTAAAAAAGACCGGGAAAAAGAAAGTCGAGAAAGAGACGGAGGTAGAGGACGATGGCATTCGCAACGACGACTGACCTATCCAACGTACTCGGACGCGAGATCGATGCCGAGGACGCGGCTGCCCTGGCTGCCCTGGACACGGCTACCGCAATGGTGCAAGCAACCGTCGGGCAAACCATCGAAGAAGTCGAGGACGACGAGATCGTGCTCGACGGTTCAGGAACCCGCGTACTGTTGCTACCAGAGTTCCCGGTATCGGAGATAGAAGTCGAAACCGAGGACGACGGCGTGCTCGTAGACGGTGAGGACTACCAGTGGTCGGCCGATGGCTACGTGCGCCGCATAAACGGAACGTGGCCCACCGACTTGCGAAGCATCACCGTCACCTACACACATGGCTACGCAGTCATCCCGGCGATAGTCGTATCGGTGACCGCACGTCTCGCCGCACGATTGCTCGACACGTCAATAACCGCCAGGCAAGAAACCATCGGCTCGTACTCGGTAACCTACAACCAGGGTACGTTCCAGGCGGACGAACTAATCCTACTCGACCAATACAAGAGGCGGTAAGTGTTCACGTCCTTATTGACACAGACGGCGACGATCCACCGCCCAACGTCAGACGAGTACGACGATTACGGCAACCCGGTGGTCACATTCGAAGCGGACGAGGCGACCGTCCCGTGCCGTATCCAGGTGAATGCAAGCTCGGAAGACATCGACGAAAGGGACACCGTATCGGAATCGGCGATAGGGTTCTTTGACCCGGACGTACAACTCGACGCGTACGTGCGGATAGAAGTCGACGGCTTGACGTACGAAGTGGATGGCGCGCCAATCATGCGCCTCGGCGCACGTGGCCCGCACCACTGGGAGGCTACGTTGCGGAGGGTAGTGGCATGAGCGAACAGAAATCGGAACTAACCGTCAACCTGGACGCGGTGCTCGCCTCGATCACCCGTTCCAAAAAAACCAAGGACTTGCTGCAAAGTCTCGCGGACGACATCAAGACCCAGGCGGAACAAGCTGCAAGCAGCCGGGCAAGCGACGAAGGATACTACGCCAAAGAGTTCTCGTCCGCCGTTCTCTCCGCCGGTCGCCTACGTCAGGTTGCCAACAAGATCACCCAACACGGACGCGGCGAGCGCGGCCCAGGTGTCGCACGTCGGCGACGCGGTCAGCGCAACAAGCACCGGTACCTCGACACCTTCATCATAATCAACGGCACGTACAGCATGAAAAATCGCATGGTCGACCCGGACTTCAAACAATACGACGGCCTCGTAGCCTTCGTCGGCAACTACGACTTCAAAGCCGTCTGGATAGAATACGGCACCCTGGCGTATCCGCCGCGCATGATACTTACAAACGCCGCCGAACAAGTCGCACAAAAATACGGGGCACAGTTCGAGATAGCGTACGAGCCGCAGCGCAGCGTGAATCGTGGCGAACTATCTCGACGTATTCGGGATGCCCTTGCCGAACGTACCGCACGTAGACGATACGAAGCCGAGCGCGGGGGTGGCGAATGATACCTAACATCGAAAAAGCCGTAGTGCAGGCGTTGCTCGAAAACGAGGAACTAACCGACCTCCTGGGCGAGAACCGGGTGTCGACCGAAGTACCGGCCGAGGCCGAGTTCCCCAGGCTACGGGTTTCTCTAACCGGGGGAACCGTCGCGGTGCAACGTTGGCTCTATGCGATGCGCATAACGGTAGAGGGTTGGGCGGAAACCAAGGGCGACGCGTTCGACGCGACCGTCCTGGCTCTATCCGTCTTGGAAACCCTACCGGAGACCGCACAGGTCGAGGAAGGTGTCATTACGTCTTCCGAGATAGACACCGGGCTCGTATGGTCTCCCGACCCGGAGACAGACAAGCCGAGATACCTCGGAAGCGTAACGATCCACATCCACCCAAACCCGGAGGCATAAGTAAACAATGAGCAACCCAGCCAACATTCTCGTCGGTAGCAACGGCACCATCTCGGTAGCCCCAACCGGCACCACACTTCCCACCACCGTCGACGGTTCGCTCAACGCGGCCTTCGAAGCGGTAGGCTACATCTCCGAGGACGGGATTACCCTCACCTCGTCGGTTGAAGTGTCAGACATCGCCGCGTTCCAGTCGCTTATGCCGGTGCGCCGCGTAGTGACCGGGCGTACCATGGACGTGTCGTTCGTGTTGCGTGAATGGTCAGCCGCTAACGTTGAGCTCGCATTCGGTGGCGGTGAAGTCACCGAGGCCGGTGGCGAATACACGTACACACCGCCCGCCGCTGGCGATGCCCTTGCCGAGAAAGCAGTCGTGATCGACTGGAACGACGGCGACAAGCAGTACCGTCTCGTGTGCGCCCGCGTGGTTGCAACCGAGTCGGTCGAGACGAACATCGTCCGCACCGGCGCAGCCGACTTGCCGATCACGTTCTCCGTCATGGAAGACGACAACCAAGTCACCTGGTACCTCGTTTCTGACGACCCAGCACTCGAACCGGCAGGCTCCTGATGCCCGGTCGAGTAATCGACCTTGACGCGGCGCGCGCTGCACGTGCGGAAGCCGCAAAAGAAACCCCGGTGATCCGTTTCGCCGGGCGTGATTGGAACCTGCCGAGCGAGTTGCCCTGGGCACTCGCCGAAGTCGCAGCCGGTGGCAACGCCGAGTCCGCAATCGCTGCAGTAAAATCGTTGCTCGGTTCACAGTGGGCCGAGTTCTTGGAAGCTAACCCGACCATCGAAGACATGCGCATCTTACTTGAAAACGTAGCAAGCATCTACGTGGCAGACCCGGGAAAATCGGCGGGCTCGCCAGCCTAATCGGCGAGCACTACGAAGCAATCGAGGCGGACTTCCAAAGATACTACGGCCTGCACCTGGGCGACCAACTCTACGGGGACGGCAAGATTACGGTGCGAAGGTTGCACAACTTGATACGTTGGCTGCCGCCCGAGGCTGCGTTATGGAGGTCGGCGGGAAGGGACTGGACGACCGAGAACGAGTTGCAGGCCCTCACGATTGAAATGCTGGACGCGTTCAGGCGCATGTATCTACAAGCAAACAGCAAGAAGGGCACACAGCTACCGCCGCCGATAACGATACCGCGCCCAGGGGACAAGGCCAAAGAGCGTGCCAAGCGTTCGGGCACTACTCTAAAAGAAATGATCGGCATCATGAAAGTCCCAGTCCGCCGGAGTGCGAAGTAAATGGCAGGCCAAGGCGTAGGCGTAGAAGGCGCGATACTCAACGTCGTCGCCGGTATCGTACTGGCCGACAACTTCGCCTCGACACTCTCCAACAGCGTCGACGACGCGGTCGGCCCCGCAGCGGAGAAGGCTGGCAAAACGTTCGGCGAAAAGATTGGCAAGTCGTTCGAAAGTGTCGGCAAAGATCTATCGCTCAAACTGACGGCCCCACTCGTTGCCGCCGGTGGTGCGGCGGTCGCCTCGTTCCTCTCCGTCGACGAAGGATTGGACAAGGTTCGAATCAACACCGGCGCGACCGGGGAAGAGTTGGCGGGACTCGAACAAGCCGTCAAAGACATAGCGACCACCAGCAACCTCGGGTTCGGTGAGGCCGCCGACGTAGTCTCCACATTATTCACCAGGCTAAACCTGACCGGGGAACCGTTGCAGGCAATCGCCACACAGATCGCAAACATCGGCGAGATAACCGGCAAAGCCCTCGACCCGATAGCGGTCGCCGACTTCTTCTCCGCGTTCCAAATCCCGGTAGACGACCAGGCGGCGCAACTCGATAAACTGTTCGTCGTTGCACAAAAGACCGGGGTGCCGTTCGAGAAACTTATCGGCACGTTGGAACAAAACGCCGCCGAGTTCAAGCAGCTCGGGTTCTCCGCAGACGAGGCCGCCGTGTTGCTGGCGCAAACCGAAAAGGCCGGGTTCTCCACCGACGTAGTGTTGGCCGGTCTCCGCAAGTCGCTACTCAACGCGGCGGGTGGTGCTGGCGAACTTGAAAAAATAGAAGGCAAGATAGCCGACGCACAAGAAAAACGAACCGACTCGGTCGGCAAACTCGCGGTCGCGCAACAAAAACTAAACGAAGTCCTGGCCGACCCGAAAGCGAAACAGTCGACGGTACTTGCCGCCCAAGAAGCGGTCACCTCGTTGCAGCGCGACATCACCGGGCTCGATACCGAAATAGCCGGGTTCCAATCATCGCTCACGTCCGCGTTCAATGCGGCAGGAACGTCTGGGAAGGACGCGTTCAACTCGGTCATAGGCGAGATACAAAGACTCGTCGCCGCCGGGGATGAGGCCGGGGCGAGTGCGCTTGCCAAGGAGACGTTCGGTAAAGGTTTCGTCGAAGTGTTGCAAGCAGCCCAGGCGGGTGCGTTTGATTACCAGGCTCTCAACGCCGAACTCGGCAACACTGCCGGTACCATCCAACAGCTAACGGCGGAAACCGCCGACTTCCCAAAGTCGCTCGACATCGCCCGCAAATCTATCGCCACCGCCCTCGAACCGGCGGGCGCGCAGATAGGTCTCATCATCCAACAGTTCACCACGCAACTATTGCCAATCATCACGACCCTCGGCAACACGTTCGCAAGTTTGAGTCCGGAGCTGCAAAAGACGATAGTGGTCATCGGTGGATTGCTCGCCGCCCTCGGCCCGGTGATAACCACCCTGGCGAAAGTATCCCAGATCGTCACCGGGCTCGGCCCACTGTTCGCAAAAGTCGGCGCGGCACTCATGGCAAACCCATGGCTACTTGCCCTGGCTGCGGTAATCGCCATCGGTATCGTGATCTACAAGAACTGGGAAAGTATCGCCGCGTTCTTCGCTGGTCTCTGGGAGAGTTTGAAGGCGGGCGTAGCAGCTACGTTCGAGTTCATCGGCGCAGTGTTCGGACAGATACGCGACGTGGTCGTTGGAGCGTTCACGGGTGTAGTTGAGATTATCGCATCGATTCTATCGGGTGTGCGCGCAATCGTGCAAAACGTGATCGACGCGGTCGTCAACCTGTTCACCTCGGTCGTTGAGCGGGTACGTGGAGCCTGGGACCGTATCGTCGAGATAGTATCCAACGTGTTCAATCGCGTCAAAGACACGGTAAGCAAAGTCCTGGAAACCATCGCCGGGTTGATACGCACGTACGTGACCAACGTGTACATAAAACCGTTCAACCTGTTCGTAGACGCGATAGGTAAAATCTGGGGCGGCATCTCGGCACTCGCTACCAAAGTGTTCGCGGGCATCGGTGCAGTCATTCAGCGCGCCGTACAACTCTACATCGGGTACGCCAACTTGGTGCTACGTGCGTTCACCCTCGTATGGTCCGGGATTACGAGAGGCGCGTCTATCGCGTTCAACTTCATAATCGGCCTGTTCAAAAAGATTAGCGACGCGGTCGGCAAAATCCTCGGAGCGTTCAAAGGCATAATCGGGATAGCCGGAAAGATACCAGGACTCGGCGACCTGTTCCGCGCCGACGGCGGCCCGGTGTCTGGCAACCAGCCGTACATCGTCGGCGAGCGAGGGCCGGAGGTCTTTGTACCTCGAACGTCGGGCACGATTATTCCCAACAACAAACTCGGCAGCCTCGGCGGTGGTCAGTCGTACGTCATCAACGTATACAACCCAGTATCGGAGACGACATCGACATCGATACCGGAAGCCCTGCGCCGAGCCGCGTACCTGCGAGGATAACCTATGGCAACAGCAACCCGGTCCGAATACATCGCCATCGACGATCTACCGCTCACCACGGCCGCTTGGGAAACCGAGGACATCGCCTCGATTATGGATGGCCCAGGTACGCGAGGCAACGACCTATCGATACCGACGCGCGCCGGTTCTATCGCACGTCGACGCACGTTGGAGCCGCGACAGATAAGCATACCGCTCGTCGTCAACGGCTGGTATGATAGCGACGGCGGTGCCCATGCAACCGCGCGCGAAGGGTTGCTCGCCAACCTGGACGAGCTCAAACAACACCTCTCCCCTAAATACACGACGGTCGCCGGGACACGAACCCTCGAATGGATCAGCGACGAAGGCACCTACCGCACCGCCGAAGTGCACGTCTCCCCGGCCCTTGACGTCAGCATGGTAGGACCGAACGCAGCCCGTGTCGTCATCACCGCAACGATACCGGGCGGGGTGCTGCGCGGCGGCGGGCAGACGTGGGCGGCGGCAACGCTTGCAACAAGTACGATCACCAACTCGTTCCCCATCACCGTCTCGGGTAGCGGCGAAGTACAGGACGCAGAAATCTACATCGACGGACCGGCAACGTGGCCCGGACCTTACACGCCGCTCACCGGATCGGGTGCGCCGACACCAGGCTCGGGAAGTACCGGGGATTATTACCTGGACGAAGACAACGGCGACCTCTATGGCCCACGTGAGTCGGGAGGCGACTGGCCTGGCCCTATCGAATACTCAATCAGCGGAAGCGCACCAACCGACACTCGCATCTTCGGCCCAACGCATCACTACGACGTGGTCGCCGAAGAAGTGTACGGACCGCGAACCACCGCCAACCCGGACGCGGACGACATCACCATCGCCAACCTAACGTATGATAGCGCGGGCGGGGTGTACGTGCAATACCCGGACCCAATCGAATACTCGCTCGTCATCGAGGCCGGAACATACAGCGCAACGTACGACACCACCGACGTGTCGGGTGCGATAATCAACGCTGGCAATCCTATCTGGCTACCACTCGTACCGGGCACCAATGACCTGCAAATCGATCTCGGCGCCAATAGCGCGGACCTGGTTGTAGTCGTAGTGCATCGGGCGGTGTGGTTGTGACCTACATAGTATCGGCGACATTATTCGAAGCGGACGGAACGACCGCTATACAAAGCCTGGCGGCAGCTAATGGCATGCGGTGGCTCGACGAGTTGGCGGACCCTGGCTCGTTCTCGTTCACCATCCCGGTAGAATACGCGCCAACTGTTGCCGTCGGTCAAATAGTCAAGTTCGCACTCGGCCCGGCGAGCAACGATTACGTGTGGGCGGGTGTCGTCGAGAGTATCCGCATCAACCTGGTAGGCTCCGGCAATGACGGTATCAACCGCGTCTATGAAGTCGGCGGCCGGGGTGTACGTGCACTCTTGGAGGATGCAATCGTCTACAACGATGGAGCCGAGTCGACCCGTCCGTTCACCGCCGTCAACGCCGGGGAGATCATGAAGACCTTGATAGACGAGGCCCAGTTGCGAGGAACGCTTGATGCGCTCACCTATGACTTCGACGATACCAACGACAGCAACGGCGACCCGTTCACCGAAACGATTAGCATAGACGAGTCGGTGGGTGCGGACCTCCTGGGCGTGGCAGCCCGGCACCAAGAGCTCGCGGTCGACGCTTGGGTTGACTCCGACCTCGTCTTGCATTATGTCAACGAGCGCGGCATAGACAGATCGAACGGGGGGTACATCTACGGCGGCGA